CTTCATTCTCCATCATCTCTCTACGAAATAACTCCAGCCTCGCCTTAGTCTGACCTTCGTTAGAAAGACCTTTAAAACCTGGATGATTTTCTAACTCAATAAGTGTCATTGAATCTCCTATTTGCCGTAAGAATTAACAGCACCTTCAAGTGGTCCAAGAATTTTATCAATTTCAGCATCTTCACCTTCGAGAACTGGCCCGTCTGTTGTTTCCGTTGTTGTCTCCTGGTCCTTTACTATAGGAAGCATATCTGTAATATCTTTAGGTCCAAGTATCCACTGAAATAACGCATACCTTCTCGCTGGTTCTGTTTTACCTTTTACAACAACTCCCCCATTAGCTTTTACATAAGCTTCTTTAAGATTATCCCATGCTGATGCAAAAAGAGGACTGTCATTATAAGCTTTAGTTAACTGAGCTTCACTACTTATCCCATTATTCTCTTGATAATCCGTAACAACTTTCTTCGCTAGTTCATATCTTTTATTTGTAGCATCTTGTGCATTCTCTTTCTCTATTTGATAGAGTTTATTAACTTCTATAAGCATTTTCTGTTTTTCAAAGTATTTGTTATTATCTAATTCTTCTCGACTTAACCCAAATTCTTTAAGAGCCATCTCGTTATTCATTCTTGCTTGTTCAAGATCTGCCTCAAGTTTGATCGCTCTGAGCTGATAATCAGCAAACTTTAGATTTTGTTCAGCAGTATAGGCTTCACTTTGAGCAAGAGCGACATCTGCTGAGGTGGTGAAGAAATGACGAGAAGCTGCTTCAGGAGAGCCGAAGGCTTTGATAATGATCTCATTCCTCCATTCAGGGAATTTATCAAAGTCGTATTTATCTGCGGTAGATAATGCCCTTCCTTGATGAGTTAATGTCCTTCTTAATGCTTTCGCTGATTCGGGGTATTGAGTTGAGAATGCCCTCTCTCCATCTTTTGGAATGAAAGATACATCTTCTTCAACAACTGCCTTAGCCGCCTCATCAGCTTTTACTATTTCACTATAAACCGTCTGTGCCTTGACTGAAGAACCACTAACTTCTGTAGTCATTACTGCTGGATCGGGATGAATGATCTTGACCTGAATAGAATCTCCCTCATCGAACTTAGCTTCGAAATCAGCTCTACCTTTGGGGAAGTCACTCTTGTTTAGATTCCAAATACCATCACTATAGATTTTAGTTTGAGCCTCTTGTTCTTCGGTAGAGAGCTTATCCCAAGTTGCTTCTCCAGTATATCCTTTAGCTATTGAAGTAGAGAGGGTGGCGTAGTCAACATCAGCTCCAACGAGAGCTGTTTTATCGAAGGTAAGAACCCCGCCTTCTACTGTACCAACAGTCCCCACTCCTGTAACACTTTCAATAGTTTCTGAACCTTCAGAAATTATTGTCGTCTTTCCCGGAATAGTCTCCCCAGGAAGAACTTCTTTAGGAAAGAATTGAGCAATTTCTGCCGGTGGTTCCGCCATAACATAACTCGGATCAGCTCGTTTCTTTTCTCTTTCTCCTTGAATAAACTCACCCATTCTTCTCTCAATTTCTTTACGGTCCATGGAGATTATTGAAGTTCCTCCACCAGAAGCTTCTACTTTCCCTTTAATCTTTCCATGTTCTTTTTCATACATACCTAAAAAGTCTTCTAACACTGTAGGTATAGGAGTTAAATCTTTATGTCCCATAAACTCAGGCCATCGTTTTGTACTACCCTGACTTTCTCTATCCTCTGTAGTCATCGTCACCGGAGCAATTGTCGTTTTCCTTTCTCCAGTTAATTCTGCTGTTGGGTCGAAGGCTGGTGTAGCTTCTGGGGTAGAAGGGACTGCCGTATCTTCCTCTCCTTCACCAGCTACTATCTCCTTTTCTTTCATCTCATCGATAGTAGTCTTTACATCCTGATAGGTTACCTTCCCTTCACCATGAGTTAGCCAAGAGGTATAAGCTGCTTCAGCTACCATTGCTGGTTTGACATCCCCGGTAGAGAATTCATGAGTCAACGCTTTCGCTGTTTTATCATCGTAACCCATGAGATGAAACAATGAGGTAAAGTTCCCTTCGAATTTGTCAGCGATACCTACCCAACCAAGAGGGTCGATATCAGCGTATTTACCAAGGAGATCCATAGTGGCTACTACATCGAATTCTCTAGTTTTTTCATCAAGCTCCCTTCTCCTCTGAGCTAGAGTAAAAGAGTCTTTCAACATCGTTGAAGAGTCTCGTAATGCTCCTAGAATCGGGTTCTCTCTTCCACTTTGTCTTACATTTGGACTACTTATTGCCATTGTTTATCTCCTATAATTCTATGGAGTGAAGTCTACTGTGCCACCACCACCACCACCACCGGGTGAGGATGATCCTGTTGTTGTCGTTTTTGTTTCATCTTTATCAAAAGCGCCACTAATTTTACCACCTAGATAAGAACTAAGTAAATTAACAACACTTGCCATCATATCTTGATTACTGATGTAATCAGGATTGTCAACATACGTTGGCTGCCACCATTCAGGCATCCCGAGAGCTGATGCTGAACCAAGGCCCTGACCGAGAAGGTTACCGAAAGCTGACATATCCTGTCCTCTCTGACTAAGTGCTGTTTCAGTAAAGAGCGAAGGCGCAGTCGACAACCCAGTTCCTAAGAGAGAACCGAGAAGACTGGTCTGAGCTGATAGAGCTTGATTATAGAATCCCCCCCTAACCTCAGCCCCTTTCTCTATTCCAGTCTGTATCGTAGCGCCTGAGTAAAGGGCGTTATTCCCCGAGAACTGACTAAGGACATCATCAACAGCTTTACCAGCTTGAAGATCTCCTTGTTCAAAAAGAGAGGCGATTAAGGGATTAGTTGTTTTCGAGGTTATGTCACTCAATCCGGGAGCGAGAACATTGAGAAAGTAATCAAAGCCTGCTGTAGGATCTACCTCATTTCCTAACGAAGAAGCAAGTCCTTCTTTAGCGAAATTGAGAATTCCGGCATTACCGTCGGAACCGTAGAGTAGACTTTCTAATTGCTGCGTTCTGTCCGCGTTGACATTGGTAACATCATCTTTATTTCCCACTGTCATGAGAGCCTCACCACTACCACCAAAGTTTCTAAAGATCCTACAGCCTATCATATCATCACCTCCCGCTTTAATATACTATAAATATGAACATCAATAAGATTTCCATTATGCCTTGCCTTGTTTCTCATCTTCCCCTCGTGAACAAAATTCATCTTCCGAGTTAAGAAACTCTTTATCGCGTGAGCATAGTCAGCTACTTGAGTATCTATTCTCTCCAGGTCATAGGTCAAGAACGCCCAGATAAGACATTCTTTCAGTAACTCAGTCCTTGGGGAGAGTTTATGATCGAAGAAAGAGAAATGAACTTCACCAGAAAGGTGAGGAACAATCTTTCTCATTAACATTATTCCATTCTCAATCTCTAAAATCGAAGTAGCTGGGTCGAGAAATTGCTTAACGAAGGTTTCTGGGTTCCTCGTATCATCATGAACGAAGAGAGAATCGTAGTGTCTCATCTTATCCCATAATTTCGTCAACTTTTCTAGAGAATAAGAAGCAAGAACGACGCCTTTAGGTAACTCTAACATCAAGTCAACCTCCCTTGCGTCTCTTTCCCTCTCGCCTTTCCTTCGAAGACATATTCAGTCACTAAGTACGGTTCAACTGCCGAGTTTGAAACAAAGCGGAATCTTCCAATCCCACCCATGAACCTAAAGTTCGTCCGTCCTTCAGTCTTTCCCGCCGCTATTGTCATTGTTCCGAGAGATTTCCAATCATCTCCTCGATTGTTCGATCCTTCAACAGAAAAGATTAGAGCAGTATTTAAGCTCTCTTCAATTTTTAAAGAAACCTTTGTCCAAACTTTAGTAACGTCAGGAGAACCGAGATCATAATCCGGGGTTGTTATCTCAGCCTGAATCGCTGTACCATCATGATTCGCATCTCCAGTTTTTAAAAAATAATAAAGCGAAGTGCCGACTCCGATGTAGAAAAAGGTTTCATCGCTATTGAGTCCGGTCAGAGCTACCCAGGTTGAGAAGTTAGTAAATCCCCCAGCCCAGGTATCAGCTACGGTAAGAACTCCGGCAAGAGCGAGGTCAGTCCAGGCAGTATCCTCTATTGTCTTCGAAACAGCTAACATCGTCGCTGCTCTTGTTACCTTACTCCAAGATTTCGACTGCCAGTCGAAGGCCCAGAGTTGTTCCATCTCTATCCCGTTCTTAGGAAAGCCGATGACGATTCTGGAATTTTCATAATCAGTTATGGCAAAAATCTTATAAGGTCTTTGGCATTTCTGTATTGTCTCTTTAACTACCGGGGTACCGATCGGTTCAAGCTGGCCCCTGCCGGAGAGGAAGTAGACATTATCCTTTCCTACCCAGAAATGACCATCGAACCAACGAGTGACTGCCCGTTGTCCAACGAGGCCGATACCCCCTGTATCAAGTTGACGGAAAGAAACTGGTAAGGTCGATAAATTAGTATCTGATCCTAGCCAAATAGCATCTTCAAAATAGGCTACTAAAAAGTTACTCATTCTAAGTAACTTCCTCAATCTCCCTGATTGATAAGGCAGGTCGAGATAATCAGCAACATCAAAAGTGTCGTAGTTACCGATTCCAAGATTGCTCCATCTGATCCTACTTCGGTAAGCAGTACCCGATTCCGTGGTGTACCCTATCCAAATTCTGTCATTATAATAACCTATTATATGAGGTTTATAAGCCAGAGTCGCTGAGTAATCTTCAAAAGTCGTTCCGTCGAAAGAGTAGATATTCCTCGTTCCGTCTGTCATCAATAATCTATTATGAGCTACAGTGTAATCAACGAAAGAATCATACACCGTGGAGAATGCTCTCCTAATCGAGTAATCAGATCCAGCACCAAAGGTCCCCGTTGCTGCGGTCTTTATCGTGATCTGTGTATTACTATCTACTGTATCAATAACCACCGACTCAGGGCCATCACCAGAACCATTAGCATCAAGAACGACAATGTCCCCTTCCTGAAGCTCTTGTCCTGTCCAGGTAGTTCCTGATCCTGTAATCGTTGTACTTGATACAGTAATCGTCCCTACAGCATAGGTCCAATAAACTCCAGTAAGTCCAGAAACTGCAAGTTTATAGCAATATTTCTGATCAACTGCTGCGGTGAACTGATCTCCATCAGTCTGCCAAACATCCTGAAGAAGAGAATAGGGAGGGTAAGTACAGGTGATTCCTGAACCGTAAGCGAATAACCCCCCTATCCTTTTCAACCCCTCTGGTTTAGAAAGAAAGCCTTCGAGATCGAGAAATCCACCGGTCGGAATCCCCTGAGGAGGAAGGTTAAGAATGATTCCTTTATTCAAAGGACGGTATGGTATCTGTTGCGTTGTCCCTGGAATAAGGGGGTAGTCACTCATCGTTTTTCACCTCTTTCTTCACCTCTTTCTTCACTCCTTGTACCGCTCTCTTAGCGAGATAGGCCATGGTGATTGCTCCGGCGAAAGAAACTATCTGCACCGTTGGTAATGTTTTCTCAGTAAAAATTTCGAGAACAAGAGAGAGAATGAGGACAATGTTCCAGAAGATAGTCAGTAACCAAGTCCTTGATTGAAGTTTCTTCTTCATCTCTACTTCCATATTCTCCCCTCCCAGATAAAGGATTGGTCGATGATGTTAATCGGATAGAGCTGAAAGTTTCCATCATCTTTAACATAGACCACAGCAAACCCTTGTTGCCAACCCATGGGTTGACCTTTAAGATAATCAGGTTGAACATCAGAACAGCAACCCAAGGTCCAACATTGAACCTCTTCGTTAAAATTCGGCACTACCCTAGAGAAAGTCTGAAAGCGATGCACATGACCCATAACGACATTACCAAGATAAACATCAAGATGTTTCCTAGCGGGGTAAAGTCCTGCCCAAAAGCCGTGGATAAAGTTAATCTTCCCTCTCCGGTAGGGTTGTTTGAGTTGAGGAAAATAACGAACTCCTCTCTTTTTAAAATCAAAAACTTTCGGATACTCGACAAAACCTTCCCAACGAGGGTCTGACGTAACCAACCTGTCAACTCTTTCATCATGATTCCCCTGTAATATCGTCAAATCCTTTGTCCATCTTTGAAGAAAATCGAGATCCTTCTTCGCTAGATCAAAATCGGCAACTAACCTTCTTCCTTCGAGATGTTTTAAATTATCCCGATCGAAAGAACTAAGGTAGTTCAGATCCAACCAATCACCAAGGTCAACGGCAAAATCTGGCTTCATTGACTTAATGAATTTCTTAATCAGAGAATACGTAGGATGTTCCTCTTTCGTAGCATCAAGATGTTTATCAGCAATGATAATTCCCATTTTCATTTTTCTAACATACCCCATTCTTTGTGTTCTTGATCAATCTTCCTCAAGAACCTATGCCATTCTTCTTCGTTTTTAACAAAATATTTAGGACATATTTTTTCAGTGATGTCATAATGACGAAAGATATTGTCGGTGGTTAGTTCATGTTGCTTCAACAACGATCCTCCTAAGAACGCCCCCGCCTTAATCGTTTCGTCGGTAAACTTACCTGAAGAGTCTGGATGGCATAGTTCGATACCAATCGTACACCAATTTGGTGTAGACCTTCTTTTGTTGTAAGTATACCCATGAAATGAGTTAAAGGCAAGGAGAGTATATTCTCTAGCCCCTACGTGGTAAGCTATTTCATCATCGGGGATGACCTGGAGAATTTCCCCATCGATGCCGATAATGTAGTGAGCTGAAGCGAAACGATCTCGCTTTCTGTCGTTCTCATCCTGATTCGCTAACATCTCGAAATAACGTCTCGTAACGTCATTTTCCTGACCCGAAGCTCCTGTATAGTGATAAACTATTCCAAGTACTTCAGTTAGCTTTTCCCCTGGTCGAGAGAAGGGGTTGATCGGAAGTAATTTCTTTACTATCATCTTAGCTCCCTACGGTGATATTAAAAAGGCCCTTAAAAAATAACATAATCTTATCCCAATTAGAAACGACAGAAACGATGATACCTATTGTTCCAGCTTAAACAGCTCTCCTGCCTAGAATCTGTTTCCAACTGACTGAAGAAGAAGAACCCTGATGAGCATTCTGAATTAAAGAACATTCTGTCTTCGTTACCATATTGTCCTTTAATTCCTTAACCTGACGAACCACACCATCAGCACCATTTGTCCCGTAAAAACCATACCAAAGTTGATCAATAGTCTCTCCCTGGGTCTTTGGTTTTGTTGCCATGCTCTCTCCTTATGTTATTAACTTTTAATTTTCTGCAAAAAAGACAATTGATCCGATATCAACCCAAGTATTAACTCCTGTAGAAATGGCACAAACTCCGTTAGCATCAATTCTTATCTGCCCAAAAAGATTAACACTTGAGACTGGACAATGAAAAGCAGTACCGCTTGCACCACTTGGTCGATAGCCTACAGGTAATGTAAAACAAGTACTACCAACAGTTCCGTCTTTCATAAGTCCTTTACAATGAACATAACCCATAGCATCTTTTCTAAACGCGCAAGTAGGGAAGCTAGAACCAAAGTTTACCCAACTATTAGCAAAAGCAGGTTCAGAAGTAGCACCAATTTCGTGCCAGTCCTCATCACTCCCTGCGGCTATTCCGCCCTGGGTAGTTGTCAGTTCTACTTTTATTCGGGGGGTTGTGCTGGCAATTGGCCCTTTCATTGTAAGCAAACCGCTGGCTTTCACGGCGACAAGAATCGTACCACCTTCAACGGTTAATTCTTGACCCACGCCCAAGTTGCCGTCTATATCTCCATCCCCTGCCACATCCAGGTCCCCAGCAGTGTGAAGGTTGACAGAAAATGTTGCTAGCAAACTATCTACTGTACATCTGATACCTCCAGCAGAAACAATATAAAACTCGTCTTCTGCTTGATCATAAATGATACCTCCTTTATCATTATCATCTTCATCGCCGAAATGAATCCAAGAGGCCCCCGTGGTTTTGTTGGATAATATACTGATCCCACTATCTGCATTACCATCCAACACCAACATAGCCTCAGCCTTGGGCGTAGCGCCAGATTTAACACCGTCACTTCCAACTATCGTAACTCGTTCTTCAAACAATGATTTAAAATCATCACTTGACCCGTCGATATTTCCTATCCTGATCCTATCTGCCCAGGCTCCGCTAATATAACGCTGAAACACCATTTCATCAGCGTCGATATAGACTCTTTCAGAGCCATTAGCCGGGGTAGCATCTGTCGCTACTTCGATAGTGACTAATACCCAATCTGATCCATCCCAACGACGAAGTTCGTTATGATTATCAGTATTATACCACATATCCCCCACCCCATCAGCCGTTGGTGTCGATCCAGCGTAAAAGACTTTAAGTTTTCCATCTGCTATCGTTTTCGCAGCAGCAGCAATGGCGTTCAGTAACTTCGTTCGTTCATCATAATAATCTTCCCAAACACCATCCCAAGTTGCTCTTATTATCGTTGTTGTTGTTGCCATGTTAGAAAAAACAGTAACTGTTGTATTAAGATAAAGATTGAGAGCCGCGTAAGCAGTATCAAAATCAGCATCAGAAACACTAAACAACGTAGCTTGAACTGGTATCGTCCCTGTTGTTGCAGTACCCTCAACTACAATATCATCCCAAATTGGTTTAATCGTTAACTTCTCTACCGGGGTAATTTTAGCATCATCAGCGATATCATCGAGTAATCCATTAGCTATTCCAGCATTAGTAATCCCCGTCTGAGCATTTGCTTCAGCAACCCCTGCTGCTGTTTCCTGAACTGCTATATAAAGATAAGCCTTCCCGATAGCGTTAGTAGCTGCTGCTCTCCATATAATGTCCACTTCAGCAACCCCTGTACTACCACCAGTAGTGTTCTGATAACGATAGATCGCTTCAGTAGAAGCTTCAGTAAGGGGAGTAGCGAAGTCAGTATCAATCCAAATATCACCAAAAGATATAGTATCCCCTGGTGGGGCAGGGGGTTCGTCTTGATAAAAACCTACAATCTCCCCATCAGCAATAGCCTCGACAACACCAAGTTCAGTCGAAGTTGCTGCATCAGCGAAGTAATCCTCTACCGAGGTTGAGTCCATCTCTGTTATCGTAATCGATCCAGGGACTATTTCAGTCGCTGTTACAGCATCGGTACCGACCTTAAAGATCCATCCAGTCTTCAATCGAATCTCTGGACTCTCGTCAGTGATTGATGGATCATCAAACTCGAAAGCAGAATAGGGAAACATTCTTGCATCAACAGCTTCTTGATCCACTGACCCAGAACGAACATCAACCTTGATCCCGTCCCCTCTCGTTAACTCAAGTTCATCATTAAATATTGCCATAAAATCCCTTTAAATCACCCGATGAATTGACATCTGATTATACGCCGCTTCTCCAAGAGAGTTGACAGCTCCTGCTGAATCTTGAAACAGTTTGAAGTAATAAGATTCACCCGCTGTCAGACTGACTATTCCACTGACCTGACTATCCAAAAATCGTTCATACGCAACATCAGGATAAGAATAGGTTCCTGCAATTAACTGAGTTGCCCCATACCAAAAACCAAGTACCCAACGATCTCCTGCTGTCCATGTTGTTCCTGCACTCATTACTCTACCGTCAATGTGATAATATCCTGTAGTAGCAGGGACGAAGGCCCCCGTTGCTTCATCATATTCCTTAAGAATATCATCATCTTCAACATTGAAAATCACCGTAGTCCAGGCCCCATCAGCCATCGCTTGCGCCGTTGTTTGATTAGCTAAAACCACCGTCCTAGCTCCTTCAAGAGGACCGACTGCTTTCCAATCACTACCGTCGTAGTAATAGAGAATACTATCATCAGAATCTATCCAAAGCCTTCCAGCGTCGGTAGAAGAGAGATTTGTTGAAGCATTCGGTCTTGTGGTAGGTTCAGCGTCAGCATAGTAAGCTACGGCAGATCCTTCTCGATGAGTTCCGTCAAGAAGAGGAGCGCCGTTAGTACTGTCTCCAGTGTAAGTAAAATGCTCATTCTTCAATCGTTCAAGATAAGCAGTCTTAACCTCTCTTATCTCACTCGCTCCCTGACTCGGTGAATCGCTATCTGCTGGATTTAGTATCCAACTTCCGTCAGCAGTCGTCGCTAATAAAGACCATAATAAATTCATTATTCTCTCCCTAAGTTACCGAAATCGTAATCTCGTTCATACTCTATCTCATAAGTCGACACCGTTCGTCTCATAAAATCATCGAATCTCTGACCAACTGACCAAGCTTCTGTCGGAGCCTGTTGTCGAGAAAACCCCCAACGCATACACCAAAGAACGATACCATAGTGAAACATCTCAGGAATCTCTGGTTCATCATCATCTTCTGAAAGAGAGGTCGGTCCTCGATAATACTCTAGCTTATACCATCTACTATCTCCCGGTGCTCGTTCGAAAACAAGTTGATTCCCATACCGTCTCCATTGCCTCGGATCTCCAGTGTCGGTATGAAGGGAGATAGAGTCAGCAGTTCGGTCCATTCGATCGAAGGTTATCTTCTGCTCCAGGTCTGATACTTTGAGAATATCGATCAGGTTCCCAGTTGATCGGTAACGATCAGTTTCTGCTGGTAATGAGATATGCTCCGTAGCCCAAGCGTGGGTTGATGGAAGGAGGAGAAAGAATGCTTTGTACATATAGAAAGTATCAGCAACAGCGGGAGCAGTACCGAAGTCAGTATGCACCGTTGCTGTCCGTGTCGTACCATCGTAGTCGACGATCTTCATCGTTTCTGACCCTATCGTGATCAACCAGCTATTATATTGATCATCACTAGTCCCTACCGAGGTAGCTGCTGTACCGTTGAAGGTAAAGGTTGTTGGGAGAACTACGGTAGATACCGTTCCAACAGCAGCTATCGTCCCCGTAGCGTAGGTAGTCTTAAAATAAAGCTCATCCATCAAATTCCTTAACCGAAGGATTCTTCCCGATGACTTATCTTTCCAAGATGCTATCTCTCTCTGAGCTTCATTAACTGCCCAATTCAATAACGGACCATCGCTATACTGAACATCAGTATCCGGGTCAAGATCTTGAGGCTCCCCGATCTGTTGCCATATTTCGTTTCTAATAAACTCTAAAGTCATACCTTTCTCCTATTGGTAGAAAACTAAAACAAATCCTGAATCTATGGTATCTACATCAATTCCATCAGTCATGTTAAAGAAAGGGAGAATATCGATAAAGTTTGCCCCGTCAGCTACGGAATGCCAAACAATATCTCCCGCTGTGTCGTTGATAATCAATTCATGATCAGCGGTTGTACCATTAACCCAACGAAGATAACGAATAGCTAATCTCCCCGTTATCGCATCAGTCGATGTTATCTTCTGAACCTTTCCCCGAATTCCAGTTACTGCCATTAAGTAACCCTCCTTGAAGAACCTAAGTACCGATTCCGTCTCCGTCTCCATCGATCGAAAGAGGGGAGACCATAGATTGTAAAATAATAACCAGTAAACCAATTCCCCGTCGTTGTTTTAGTAAAGAAATTCTCTGTAAAATAACCAGCCATTAACTACCATCCCTTGTACCAACCGCTGTCCTGTTCCCGTTAGCATCTAAAGTAGCTGAGAGTCTATTTTTACTATCTGCCGTATCTCGGTAAACATGAGTCACTCCACCACCGCCAGAAGATTTTCCCGTCAGTACCGATAACATCAAACTCTGAGCTTCTTTTAGCGTTATCGTTCCTTCAACCACTCCAGCAAGAACGGCAGTGACTATTTCAGCAGCAGTGGGAGCAACCCCGGCGGCATCGGGTACTACTGTATTTGCGCTGTCCGTTCCCCGCATCGCCGTGAGCGGAATAGCCGCAATGTCAGCAGAAATATCAGCACCTACAGCCGAGCCAATGGTTGTCGCGAGAGCCGCGTTATCAGTACCACGCATCGTGGTCGGGATATTGGAAATGTCTGTCGGGAGGTTGGCCGACGCAAGCTCGTCAACGTATCCGGCCCGCGCTGCTGTCCATGCCGAGGCAAGTGCCGCACTGTCGGTGCCGCGCATATCGGTGTTTGTCGTTGTGGTGCCAACTGTCTGACTTGCCATAGCCGTGTCTAAATCAAAGGCATGTTCTGCCGAAGCGTTGCCATAGGTCTCTATTTTTAGAATCTCATCAAGCCATACCTTAGTCGCCGAGTCTACGATATACACTGTAATCTCAGCCGCTTCCATCTCTGTCGAGGTCAGCGTGAGCGAGTAGCCCATGCCTTCATCTACAAAGTCGTTGGTACAGGTAGCGTCGGCCCCCTGGTCCTTCCTAATATTACAATCAGTCCCGGCGTCGGCAGCGTCAACCCGAAAGTCTACGCCATCCACCTCGAACAAAGCGAAATTGACTATTGTTTCTACGCCGTACTTCCTAAGATATTCTTGCACTTTACTGCCTCCGCCTTCGTAATACTACTATCGAGCCGACTGCTGCCGGTACACCCAGGGCCAACGCTGCCCACTTCCGAACTGTGCCATCAGCCGCCGAGTAATTCAGTGTCCAACCGCCTGCGTCAAAACTGGTTAGGGTTGCGTCGTGCATTGCCGTACCATCGTCTAAATCATAATTGATAGCTACGTCATCGCAGACCGATTGTGTATCGCTTGTATCTTCGGCATCCTCGGACTGCGCCCCCACTGTAAACTCTTCGCTTGCGGTAATGACGCTGACATTGAATGAGTAAACATCTGCCACGTCTATCGTATTTTCTGCGGTACATGGAGAACCGAGCATCATCAAGAAGCTTGGTTGAAAGCCTATCCCGGCTGTCGCATCTGCTCCGGTTGCTGTCGGTGAATCTTGGGAAGTGAGGCTCTTTGAAACGTTGGCAGAAAAATCAAAAGACAACCAGCCGAAATCATCCGACCCGCTCCCCCCATTGCGAGTCGTTACATCAAAAGCCGTGGATGAAATAGCGGTAACTTCTCCGTACCATGTCCACGCACCGGCGTGTAGTTGCCCCATAACACTGTCATTCCGAACGTCTTGAAAATTGGCAACAACATCAAGGCTGTCAGGCCCACTCATTGCCATTTGACGCTGAGTCAATGAGCCATCGTCAATCACCATGCCATAAGAAAATATATTGTGTGAGGAACCACCATCACTTGCCAAACCCGAACAAGCAAAAAGAACTAAATCATTCGGATGTCCAGTTGTTATTGTGACCGCATTATCAACCGTTGAATGAGCTGTACCAACTCCCACCGTAACATTCTCAATATCCGTTCCACCATAGAAAACGGCAATGACATACTTCGCCGTTCCCATCGCATCTGTCCAGTTGATTCTAATACCATCAGTTATCCAAGAATCAAAAGCGGCAACTCCATCTGTTGAACCAGATTCCACCAGTATATGCAAACAAGCATCAGAGTCTTGAACTCTATTAGTATCCGAGGAACTTTGTGCATCCTCATCAGACACACCAAAACACCATTCGTTTGTCCCATCAGTTGCACCAATACCAATAACACCCCCCGGATTAACTTCCGAACCAGATTCAGCACCACTCAGATAAAACATTACCGCTTTCGGCGTTCCGAATCCAGCGATAGTTATATCCTGCGTTCCGGTTGCTGTGTCGGTTAAAAATCTGACGGCTCTAATATCAAGTGACATTTTTTCCTCTACGGCCCGACTGTTTTCAAGCCCGTTAATGGGGCAAGGAGTAAAGTACCCGTCACTAAATAGGCATAACGTGACGTAGGGTCCACGGCCAGCGGGTCATTCGACCACGCGATTGTTGATTCAGAAATCGCTCCATAAGCAGTCTCGCCTACCGCACTTACACCGATATAGTAATAGCCCCTGTACAGCGCCGATAAATCCACGGTGCTTTCTGCTACCAGTACGTTACCGAGAAATACACAATTATCACATCCCGGCGCGAGAGCGTAGTACACGTTGTAAGATATGATATCATCGGATAGAAAAGGTTCGCCGCTTACATCCGTAGTGGGCGCGTTCCATACAATGATCTGCGGAATCATCCCGCTGTACACGATATCAACATCTGCCGGTTGCCCACACGCCGCGAACGCCACGAAAAACATCAGTGCGATAAGTAACTTTTTCATTTCTTAACTCCATTAATCAACGCAACGATTGCGGCGATTGTAGCAAAAGAGAGACCAACAATGCCGGAGGTATTTCCAACATCACCACCAGAAAGAGCAATAGCCCCTGCACCAATAGCAACAGCAATTGCTCCACCGATTCCTAAAATCTTCCTCATCTTCTCTGTCATAACCCCGCCTCCCTCTCTTGTATCTTCATCATATTATCTAATCTCTCTAAATGATGAAATCTCTTCTTCGATCGTTCGATAGGTTCTCTATTCTCTTTTTCACCTTTCTCTACTCTCTTTTCCAAGTTTTCGATTCTATCATTTAGGATCTCAAAAATAGAATCAATAGCCCCGTAGAGAATTCTCTCTCTTTTTTTTCTAAAAAAAAACATAATCTTCTTCTGTACATCGAATTACATTTATTCCGTGTGTTATCATATTTCTTTCCTATGCTAAGAATACATCAACAACCCCAGAACCGAGGACATCGACCTCAAGGCCGTTAAGTAAGATCGGTGTACCGAAGCTAACGGTAATCTCTTGACCAATAACTCCAGCGGTGATCGGACCGAAGATAAGCGCTCCTGCGGTATCTTTCATTGCCATAGTATGCGTAGCATTAGTTGATCCTGACCAGGTAAAACCTTTAACAACTAACCTACCGGCTTGGGTATCTGCCGCAGCGCCATAGTGTAGTGATCTCCATTCATTATTTACTACTGACATTTCATTCTCTCCTCGTTTTTAGTCTCTAATCCTTTACGCATCAAGATAATGTCGATACTGATTGCAATAATAAGCACCCTTTATCTTCGTCAATTTTGAAACAGGGTAACTGAAGCCACAGATAGAACAGAGTTCCCATTTCTGAAAACTCTGTTTCCCCTTTGTTGAGAATTCTGCCTGTATCATTGTTGTACTGTTTCCTGTACCGTCGTCAACTATGGTATATTGAGCCATAAGATCCCTCTAATGAAGAAAGGGGGACTTTCGTCCCCCAATCTTTTATTCTCTATGCAGTAAGAGCAACACCCGAAGTGGCGAAGGTTGGTACTGCACCTGCTACGTAAATAGCTACACCGGCCTGAGCCATTACGGTACAATCAACGGAAGCGCAGTCTTTAAGTAAAACTGTTCCATGAGTCTGAGCTGCACCAAAACCGACAGCATGTGCCGGAGTTCCGGCACCGAGTAAGTTGTTAAGAAAGACACAGTCTTTCATCAATAACATCCTTTCAACATCGGTAGCGTTAGCTCCGTAAACCATTACCTTATCAGTATCATCAGCTTTTGCTAAAAAGAGACAATTCTGAAAGTAAGCATCACGGCACTTTTTGCCACTCAGTGTTGCTGTCAAAAGAACATTCGCTCGAATATTCCCTGTCGTGTTCGCGCTAGAGCCGAAAGTACAGTTGAAGATCTGAGTAGAATCTCCGTTATGAAGAAACTCCGAAGCACCGGCATCGTCGAGATCGCTTGATTTGTAGAATTCACAATTGCTGTAAACTGTATATTCTCCACCCTCGGCGATAGTATAGAGTCCTTGAGCTACTGTATTGCTACTGGAGAACTTAATATTTCGAAACGAATTCCTCACTCCAGTATTCTGCATCGCTGCAATATCAGTAGCGGCAACAGTTACTCCGATAGAAACTCTAGCATTTGGTCCGTACTGTCTCCCACCAGGATCATATCCGAAGATATGAACTCGATTCTTCGCTACCGTTAGCATAGCAGCGAGTGAATGTTCAGTATTACCAACTAAAGCAATACCTTCATTTTTATTAGTCGTCAACAGAGTGTAAGCAGCGAGAACTGTCTTTTTGGGCGTGTCTATCGAAAGCCCATCATAAGCATCGCTCCCGCTACCATAGTCGACGAAGTAAACTTTGGTAAGTCCCTCCGGCATTCCGTTACTAACCGGAGCACCATAAGAGGCTACACCATTTGGAAAATTAGTTGCTGGCATATTTTATCTCCTTAAGCCCCTGGATTTCCGTAGCCACCCTTATAGTCCATGCAGAAAACAGCGAATCGCTGAATTGCTTTAAACAAAGCGTTACCGGTGTAGAAATCATCAGCCGACTCTAACCTAGTTTGGTCTTTCCAATAGAGTCTGAAGTCGAGCTGTTTAGAAGTGAGAAACCATGCGGTAGATGAGGTAAGGTACCTCGATACCATGTAATTCCATCCAGAAGGAACAATGTTATTTCCTGGATTGACGGTGTTAACGTCATTGTTTGCGGAATTAACTTGATACTCAGTCTGAAGTAGTTTACCCGCTGTCCAACGAAGTTCAGTTGGTACGAGCAGGAGATGAGGATCGAACTGAAGCGGAAACCCAGCTTCGTCAACAAGACCATCGTAGTATTCGTAAGCAGCCTGTAACGTGGTCTCTGAAAGAGAACCCGCCGTCGACGGTTCGTTTGCGATAGTCTCTCCACTTTTCAGCGTAGAGTGATCAGTGGTAAAGATTGCTCCAGCATCCCAACAAGTGTGCGTAGTTGATGCAAAACCGGAATTGAAAAGATCCCAGAAAACAGCATCGGGTTTAAAAGATGCGCTCTTGGAGAGTTTCTTCGGCATCTGTTTGAAATTACCGAATAGATCATCTTTCATCATTTCCTCGGTAATCTGAAAACCAAGACCGTACTTGGTGTAGTAAACTGTTTTCTTATTCCCTTCGACAGGAAGATCAAAAGTCAGTCCATTACCTTCTGTTATCGTCTGAAGTGCTCCGAGAGGAGAGATCTCACTCTCGATGTAGTGATTGCCCGGAGGTGCGGTCTGCACCTTGGCAACTGCCTGATATTCTCTCTTGTAACTGGTATAGTCATCGAAAAAGATATTATTAATATCCCGGTCAAGATGATTACCAAATACTCCTGTATTACTTATAGCCATTGGTTACCTCCTAACCTTACTTATTCGCCAGAACAGGGAAGAAATACGAACGAAGAACGATGAAACGGACTCTGGTGTTCGCCCCTACTTCAGAATTCGGATCATATCCTATGATCTGAATAACGTCTTCAGTCGTCGCGTTTTCGTTCACTTCCATAATCGAAGTAGCCCCTTCGATATCCACTGCGGTATTGATCATCGTAGTTGCGAAAGTACCTGAACACTGCCCTTCAAAGACTGAACCAGGAAGAGCGGGGTAGTAAAGTATTTTCTTCGATGTTGCTGCGGTAACTACGGTCTCTGCCGCGAAACCTAAGAGCTGCGGTGAATTCGATACCGCGATGTCAACCTGTCCTGCGGTAGAGGCCACGATAATAGCATCGCCTTTAGTGATGGTGGTATTGATCAGGGTATCCCCTTCCACCATTTCCTCATGGCCGTAAAAAGACTTTACAAAAGTAAAGCCGTTTGGATTGTCTGTATTTGCCATCCATTGTCTCCTTTATTCTTTAGTCAGTAGAGGAAAAGTTTTCTCGGTTAAGCTGTTCCTGAGTCAACGGAATTCCACCCGCTCGTCTCATTTCATCAGCCGCCGAACTCTCTACCCCAACTGCTAACTTTCTTGACTTTTCTCGGATGACCCTTTGTCTTTCCTCGTAAAGTTCTTTAGGTATCTCGGTGAGAATTAACTCATCGATTCCCTGATAACTCACCCTATGGGTGTTTCCCGTACCTCGGTGGAAGGAGTTGACGTTGGGATCAACTGTCGCAACGTATCCATCCCTTGCCCACTGACTCTGTTCGTCGGTCCGTCGCCAGTAGTATTCCTTGTTCGGGTCTTTTCCGCTTACCTCTAATCTCGAAGAAGCCATTGCCATCCTCGGATCGACGGAAATATCACTCGGCAACTCTCTAGCCTTTGCTTCGCTATTGAATCGCCAAGTACCATAGGAAGAAAGATATCGTTCCCTATTCTCTTTAGAAAGAGTCTTTACTATGTTGTCAGGTAGCTGACTGAAAACCCCTTCATCGGGAAGAAAGAAAATATCTCCTTCTTTATTGTAAGATAACACTTCTTCTTCCGTTGTGTCAAGGGTTATTATCTTCCTTTTCTCTTTTTCTTCGATTATCTCCTCTTTTTCTACTGTCTCCATTGAGCTATCGTTGTCTATTAAAGGAGTTTTCTCACCTTCCTCTATTTTCTCCAATATCTCTTCTTTTCTCTCTTCTCTCTCTTCTCTCCATTTTGCCATCTATTTTAACCCCTTTCTCTTCAGTGAGAGATAATATTCTTTCTGGCTCAACCCGATCATAGCAGCCTGTTCTGCCTCTTGTGGTGTAAGATGAACCACTTTCTTCGCTCCGGTCTGTCCTGGATTGACAGTGCTTGATTCAGTGTGACTAATCGGTAACTCCGTTTTCGCAGGTAGAATCTCTTTCCCAGATACAGCAGCGTCTACCCTTTGCTGAATAATCTCTTGAACATGCCCTGCTATAACCCTGTCGTGAACCTTGGTATAGATCTCAGGATCTTTAAGAAGGATCATCGGAGCTATCTTTTTCACCTCTTCCTCAATTTCTCCTTGATATTGTTTGTAAGTTTCTGTCCTTTCGGGATCTCTCTCCAGGTCCTTTTTCGAATGAAAAACGTTAGTCGCCATCAGTTCTTGAGCCATCGGAGCTACTTTCTTTTTATTAAACTCCATTAACATATTGTAAGGATTATCAACCCAGCCTTCGTTGATCCTTTCCATCAGCTCTTCCTCAGTTTCTACCTTCTCTTGACTAACCTGCTGCACCGGCTCCTGCCTCTGTTGCCCCATCTCCTTTATCGCTCCGACAAGGTCAACCTGCTGTTTTGTCAACTCTAGTGAGGTCTTCATCGACTCTAGCTGCTGAATCAACTCCTCCTTCGTCGGACCTGTCTCTTCCTCTTTCTCTTCCTGCTTTCCGACTACAACCTCAAGATCGTTCATATATTCTTGAAAGGCTAAATCAGGAACACCAGATTCTTCCTCTTCTTCAACTACTATATCATCTGACATCAGCTTCCTCCATTGCTTCTGTTACGATATTTTCAACGAGTCGTAGAAAACTATCGTAGGCTTTTACTTTACCTTGAGCTATGTATAACTCATTCCCCTCTTTATTCCTCAGGTCCTGCTCCGCCGGCTCCCGTATCCTGCTGAATACCTTCATCACCACCTTCCACTCCGGGCTGGCCCGGAACTCCACTAGTGACTTCACCTCCTCCTCCCGGAGTTCCCATGTTTCTGCTGTTTTGTCGTACATTTCCCCCTCCTAACTGTTGGTTCTTCATTGCATCAATCGCCTCTAACATCATTTCGATATCTTTAACATTCGGTAAGTACTTCGTTGAATCAGTCTGGCCGAAAAACTCCATCACCTCGTCCATCATTCTAGTCGCGCCGACAAAGAACTTTGCCGCTACTTGCTTTATCTCCGGTGGTACCTGCATCTGCTGTCCGTAGATCATGGGGAGTAACTGAAATACCTGCTGTCCGTACATGGTGTAGAGTTGGATGAGGGTGAGTAAACCCTGCCTTTTAGCCTGTTCTGTCTGCTGTACGTCCGAGGTCTGTACTGAAAAGCGGAATCTCGATGGAATGTCTTCGATGTTCATAGAGAGTACGGTTTTTAAAATCTCTTCGTGCTCTATTCTGACCAAACCCGAAAGCTGAGGTAACAGCCTCTCCCTGTTTCGGATACATTGAAAAAGAACAATCTGCCCAGCCTCGCCGTAGCCATCGTTAACCGATTCCGCTATTGCCTGAAAGACTCTAGAACCCTGCTGGGCTAGGAACATAGTCCCCGACGCCGTTGCTCCTGACTTCATCGTCTGGTCTGCAAAGCCATTAAGTGGATCACTAGCTCCCGTAGCTCGGTCAGCGTATTCTTTTGCCATAGTCTCTGCTCGAAGGGAGCCTATCGTGATATCGGGGAACTTAATCGGAATAAAGTCCTTACTCGGGTCATCGACTTGGATGTTCATCAAGGGGCGGAACTTCATCTTAGGAGCTAACCCCCCTCCCCTCTTTGTCACGTACATCTGGAGCATAGCTAACTGCGTTCCGTCAACTCTCATATTATGAAGAGCATCGATCTCGTCTTGCATATGTTCCGTCATCCAACCTGTACCGATGGCATAGAGTTCGTAAGGTCTTTCAAGATAGGGTATCCTAACTATCGGCCTAATACCCAGGTCATTAATCTCTGACCGAAGAATGGTGTTATTCGTAGGATCGAACCAGACTTTGAGATCCTCAGCCACCCCATCACCATCAGCGTCGAAGTAGACGTAGGCTTCGACAAGGGCATAAATTGCGGAATCTCTTGTTATGTCAATCCCTGATCGATTTAACGACTTTTCCAGGTTCTCATCAATTCGATCGGTTCCTCTAGCAATCACCTTCTCTACGTTGGTAAAGATCCCTTGAGCTGCCCTTTGTTGTAGTTCGTGTTCAAAAAGATAGATCAAGTGACCTACCCATGGTGCTCTCTGTACGTCATTGACGTGGGGACGGATCAGAAAGTCTTCCATACGCATTGGGATAATAGTTGGTGAATCTCTTCTAACTTTATTAACATCTCGAAGATCACCCCCTTCCCCTCTCGCCTTAAACATCCACCGATCGATTTCCCACGGAATTTTGATAAACTGGGTGCCCATCCTGGTGAGGTCGTAGAGAATGGTGTTGTTCATCTTTCTGAGATTGAGGTGATTAGGTGACTCAGCTAAGGCATTCAGTAATGCCGTAATCGCTTCAGCCTCGTCCTGACTTTCCATCGTTTCGTCAGTCACTGTCCAGAACGGTGTCTTTTTGGCGAAAGTCTCCTTTAGTAAAGAATAGATTCCGTTAGCGTTGGTGAGAGCGAGGGGGACTGCTACGTTACTAGCCCCTGGCCAAGGATAATCTTTCTGCTCTTGCTCTGGTCTAGCCTCGCTCTGCCTTCGCCATTTCTCCCATTTATCCACCATCGCCTGTCGTTCTTCATTCTGAATCACTGAAGATACTTCATCGCCAAGGTAGGTCATTAACTCTTTCTGACTCTCTTCGTCGAGAATCGATCCTGAAGCGATTAGTTCCTCAGAATCAGCAAACCCCTCTCCTTCAGCTACTACATTGATCATTTCGTCACTCATTGATTAACTCCTTTATTCTTTAATAACCTGCAATATTCTTTGATCGATTGACAAAAGTCTCCTCTTCCTCCACTCTCTCTATCTCTTCCTCCGGCGTCTCTGGGACAACAGAGTGCATCACTCCGAGTGAGGTCATGTCAAGTACGTCCTTTCTTAAAGATTGAGGAAAGGACCGTAATTCATCGTAGAATTCTCGATAAAAAGCCTCAACGATGAAGAGTTTATCAGCTCGGAGAAGGGGTTCGAGTGTATTTCTTATCCTAGCATCCTTATCCCCCATAGGCTGTATAGGGTTCAGTCCTAACCATTTCCCCCTTTTCGTCTGCTCATCCCGAAGGACGTTAGCCAGGGCCTTAAACCCAGCAACGGCTTCGAAAAAGGTTGCCCTGATATATTTCGAAAACTTATTTCTTTGGTCGAAAATATTGTCGAAAAATACTGATGTTTTGAGAAATCCCACTCTCAAGTCGATTAAGATTCTCTCTCGGTAGCAGGTCGTAGCAATTACACCAGAAGCCGATCTTGATGTCTTCGCTGAAATGTACCTCTCCGTTCCTGCGGGGTCTGCCGCAATGATAACATCGCACGTTGAGAGCGGGATCTCCGTTCTCTCGTCTCTTCCTTCCTTGTTCTTTCTCCCCAGGACTATGAACCATTCTTCCCTCCCATCGTCGTAGATCATCTCTGCTCTATTAGGAACGTAATTACTTAGTTCGGCAGTGTCGCTAGATTGTGGGTCATTGAGATACTGAGTAGCGTAAGTCCACCAATCATCTCTCGCCATTTCATCGTAACTTTCCTGAGTAAATTCTTCAGGGAAGATGATCTTCCCATCTTCTATCCCCTTTCGATAATAGACTAGCCATCTTCCATTCTCTATCTCTTCAAAAAGAGGAAGAGTATACCCTACGTTCTTGTAGCATCTCTTAACAATGTCATCGTAAACATCATCAACGGCATATCTTGTTCCTACGATAATAACCCGACTCCGCCGCATTGAAACGAGTAAGGTCTTTTCTGATGCCCAGAACCAAGCCCTGGTCTGGTGCATGGTCATGTTAGAACCCTGTATTGCATTAATTCCTTTCAAGCCTATCATATCGTCGATGATGTGGAGATCGTAATGATGTCCCTCGCTAGCTCCTCCGACTCCACCGGCTTCTACCGAAGGTTCTCGGTATTTCTTTGATCGATTGGGGAGAACGATTTCGGTTTCATTCCATCTCGGAGCGTTGGGTATTGGGATATATTCTGGATAAAGCCAAGCCATTAACTCGTTACTATCGAACATAGACTTCACCGTGTGCATAAAGTCTTCAGCTTTACCAGCTATTGCGTTAGTTATTCTGATCCTGAGGTCAGGAGAGCGAAGTAATTCCCAACCGGTTCCGCCTTCGGTGACTATGGTACTCTTATAGTGACCACGAGGTATGAACATAGCACCTCGTACCCCGTCTTTTAAAAGAGACTGTCTGAAGTTACACATATCCATATGAAGGTCTTCGTTAAGAAGATCGAACGGCCCTGACCAGCCTGCTATTATCTTTAAAAAGAACCAGAGAGAGACGAAACCGGCTTGACGTAGGGTCTCTCTGATTGCTTCAGGGTCGGTGTCCATGTATTCTGAAAGATTAGCGATCAAGTCGAGAAGAATCTCTTCAGCATCTTCACCGTCAAAAAGAGGAGCTGAAGGATGGGGAACGATTTCTAACTTCATTCTTTTCCTTTTTTCTCTCTCTTCTCTCTTTTTTCAAACCTACCGCCTAGAAACTGTTCACCCTTTTTTAGAGGTTCGAGATAGTCTAGAAAGTTAATTATCTCCATTCTCTCTTCAATCTCCTCAACCTCTTCTTTATTCAGTAACGTTGATTGGTTCATCTTTCTTCTCCTTAATCCCGGCGGCTAGGGTCTTTACCCCATTCTGTAGTTTCTCGATAAAGTCCTGACTAAAGGTCAAAGTCATTGCCGCTGCTGGGGTATTGTCTACCGTTTTACCAAGGTAACCCGCTAATTCCATTATCCGATCCGCTGCTTTAGTCTTCGCTGCTGAAGTGGGGGCTTGGAGTTCGTTGACATAGATCTGAAGAGCGGAAGAAACGTAATGTTCTCTAACGTACTCTCTCAATTCCCCTTCAATCTCGGGTAATTTCTCTATATCTTTCATTCCGTTACTTTTCCCTTTATTCTCTTTATTCTTCAAAGCCTCAATAACCGAGGTTTCCTCTTTTCTCTCCATAACCCACCTTCTCTCCATTCTTTCTAACAATATACCATCGGCGAGCTTCGGCGACAAGGGAAGGGAGTCACCGAATAACGGAACTAATTCAAAAAGTTGGCGAGTTACTGTTGTGGAGCTTACCCCCTTGTCGCGCACCACTTTTCCGGGGTGGGTGGGTAGGTCCTTTAGTGGAGAAAATGGACCTTTTAGATAGAACTGAGATAGTGAAGCATGTATCATCTTGACCCTCTTTTCCGGGACTGAATAAGTGCTTGTGGATATGTCAAATGGGAGGGGATAATGATTACTAAATCAGTGATGTATGACTTAGTGGGTACACTTTCCCTTGTATTGTGGTACAATGTGTATCATTCTGACCCATTTTACCCCATTTTTGGCCCATTTCTCGATGATTTCTCGATATCTCCAATATCTCTACCTTGTGGATAACATGTTAATATCTTTTTTCAATTTCTTTTTTTGTTCCTTTAATAGAAGGTTATAGCTCGTTTTCGTCGTTATGGGCCTAATTGGCATGAATTATAAACTGTAACTCGTTATTCTGTAACGATTTAAAGAAAATTATAGAAGTATAAAATTATACCCTCTTTTAATAAGTACCGGAATGACAAGTGGGTCAA